AAAATAGTCGTTTAATGTTCTCATTTTGTTTCCTCATTGTTCCGTCTTTAACCCCTCTCAAGACTTCAATGTTATTAAGGTGCAAGGGGAGTAGATTTGAGGTTACTCCCCTACGCATTTATATTATTATGAAGTTGTTAAGTCAGCTACGCAGCCGCTTGCAGCTTCATTTCTTGATTCTAGAGTTGCCTCTAAAAGCAGTTGTTTTTTCTCTGTGTCTCCAGTTTTTGCAAGATCATGCATGTGGAAGTCTCTTAAGAAAGCTACTCCCCAGAAATCCATGTCTAATACCCAAGCATCTCTATCTCTAGAGAATCTGTTAGGTACTACTTGCAATTGACCAAAGTCAGAAGCGTAAACATCTACTGATGTGTATAAAGTTGCATCAGCACCTGCATCGAATCTAGTACTATTACCAGTAAATCCTGATAATTTTTGCTTGTTGAAAGGACCAACCATAATCATAGTTGGATTTCCACCAGCATCCCATACTGATTTAATTACAGATTTCAAAAGAGATTCTGTGAAAACTCTTTGAGTTCCATCAGTTGCTGCAGTATTACCTGCTCCACCAGATGTTCCAGAAGTTCCCATTACGTCATTAGTAGCAACCCATGCTCTTAATGAACCCATTTCTCTTGCTGCTGTTGCTGAACCTGTTACTTCAGCGTTGTTTGTTGTAAGCATTGCTTCCAAGTCTCTTTTAAGCTCTTTAGCTCTTTTAGCTACTTGATAAGCTATCTCAGATGCTCTACCAGCTTTGTCTACAGCTTCCTGCGTACCTGTGATTACAACTGTTTTGTCCATAATTTGACAAGAGTTAGATAATCTAGTTGTTGCAGTAATTGCATCCAAAGTGGCTTCGTCACCTTCGATTACAGCGTTTGATGTAGAAGCTGCTGCCAAACTGTCAGTTTGCCATTCGTGTAAAACTGCAGTTGCTTGTGTTTTCGCAGCTGAGCTTAAGAATGGAGTGTCAGTAGGCGAGATGTTATAAATAACATCTGACAGGTCTTCTCTTTCACCAACGCTATCATATGTGTCGAACGTATTTGTTGGTTGTGCCATTGTATTTTACCTTTTGTTTTGAGATTTAAGATTAATCATGTCAAGTATTGCAGACTGGGCATCTTTAATATGACCAGACTTACGCAACTTGCCAATCTTTTGTTTTATGGCTTCACGTCCTGAACTTGCATTTGACTTAGCAATACCAGCTTTAATAACCTTAGGTGCATTAGCTACTTTTTTCTGAACAATAGGTTTTTTATCTTTAACAGATTTATATCCCATTGCATCTTTAATCACCATTAAGAAACGGTGATCAGCTAAATTACCAATTTCTGAATCATTAAAACCATAAGATCTCAAAGAAGATCTCATGTCTGTTCTAAATTGATCAGCTTTATTGGGGTCACTATATTCAGGTATCTTTGCTGCTGCTAATTGTCTTTGTGTGTCAAGGTATTCTTCATACTGTTTAGTATAAGCATCTTTAGCTTTGGACTTCATGTCGTCAATCTGCCTTGTTTGTTCTCTTAACTGGTAATCCAGTCTAGCTGCAGAAGTTGGATCTTCTTCCCAAAGTTTTTGTAGATCTTTGCTACCTTGCTGTTGTCTGATAAAGCCATCAGCAGTTGATATCAAATCATTTAGTTCGCCTAAACGTGTGTCATAATTTTGACGAAGACTTGTCTTTTGAGCTTCAAGATCTTTTTTCTCTAAGCCTAAAGTGTGAGTCTTTTGTCTATAATCCGAGTCTCTAGAATAACCTGCTTTCAGCTCATCGAGGGTAACTTCTAACTCTTGACCGCTAACTTTAACACGGTGGAGATTTGGTTCCTCTAATTCTGTTTGCGTTTCTTCTTTGATCTCAGTATTTTCAGATGCTTCTTCTTTTTGAGTTTCACCAGACGATGATTGACTCTCTTGTGAAGGTTCCTCTTTTTTTACTTCTTCTTGAGGTTGCTCTGATGGTTCTGCTTTTTTTTCTGGTACTTGATTGTCCTTGTTAGGATTCAGTAATCCAGAGATTTTCTCAGCAGCACCTTGTACATTAGTACTTTCTGCCATAACGCTCCTTTCATTGATTGGTTGGCGTGTGTAAGGCTCCTAAAAGGTTAGCCTTGTTTTTGAAGTAGCTCCAAATCTTTTGAAGCTAATTTTCCGCTTTGCATGATAGTTTGTAAATGACCTCTAATTTTGTCTAGCATATTATATGCCATCCATAGAGATTTACGTTTATCATCCTCAGCAAAACTTGTATTAAAAATTTCTTGCTTATATGTTTCTAGTAGATCCTCAAACGCTTGTTTTAGTAGAGGATCGTCTAGAAGTTGGGCTGCTCGGTGCCCCTCCCTGATTTGCTTGTCCATTTTGTTTATCATTAAAGAATTGTTGTTGTCCTTTTACTATCTCTTTCATCAAATTACCAGATGATTTAAGATCTTCTTGTTCTAACATACTTCTTCGTTTTAATTCAAGCTCATCTATTTTAGAACCATATTGTAATTCTAGTTCTTTGATCTTTAATTCAAAGTCTAATAGGCTTTGTCTCATTAAAGATTCTATACGTTTAGCCTCAGTTTCAGCTTTAAGCTGTGCTCTTTGATTTTCACCTTGTACTTGAGCTAATGTTACTTTCTCAAACTCAGTTGGTGGTTTAGGAGGTAATTGAGGCATTTGAGCTGCACCGACATCTGGATCCATAAAGTATGGTTCTACTCCATTTAGTCCTGCATTCTCAATTAATTTCTTTAAGGTATTATATATATTTCTTAAATTAACCATTGGGCCATAAACATTCTGTTGTAAGTTTATAGCTTCCATTTGTTTTTGTAATATTGAATGTAATAAAATTAATTGTTGTTCTTTTGATCCTGTACCTAATCCTACAGTTACAGAAACATTAACTCTATCTTTCCATTCGTAAGGTCTCATAGGTATATACTTACCTCTGATTCTTACAATCTTTTCTTTGTTTTGGTATTTGCAAACTAATTCAAATATTTTTAAAGCTAGATCCTTAACACCTGTTTCAGCAAAGATCCTGGCAATTAACTCCATTCTCATTTGTGATTGTGTCAGAATTTGGTTTTGTCCAGTTGCTGTTTTATTTAAAGTGTCAGCATCTAGCCCTTGGGATTGTCTTGTAACCCCTGTTCTAGTTTCTTTAACAGAATCTAGATAAGCTAACATTCCACTAGCTTGTTCCGTAATAGGTTGTGCCTGAATAGGCATCATAACATTTTGAGGTGGTTGTTTAGTTCTAACAATTCCTCCTGGACGATTTGTTAAAAGATCATCCATAGCTACTTGTCCATCTTGGACAGCTATTCTGTTATTGTTTGTTAGATACATATTATCTAACATTTGTCTCATAACAGTAGATTTAATTAATTGTATGTCTTCTACTAATTCTGCAACAGATCTTCCATGAAATCTATGAGGCATAATAACTGGTGTCATAGATATAAAAGGAATCGTATCTACTTCTACTAAATCTAAAATCTTACCTGTTCCTGCACCTGCAGATGTAATCTTTACTAATTCTGCTTTACCATCTTCATTAACATCCATCTTAATATAAGACTCATAAACTAAAACATCATTAGTACTTTTATCTCCATCAGCTAAACCATGTGAAAAGTCTACGCTTTCATGTCTAACCATTTTATCTTCTGTAAAATAATCAGGATCTCCTGTAGGTAATCCTGCTACAATATCAGGATCAAATCCCATTTCAACTAATTCTGTTCTTGTTTTGTTCGTTCTATGACAAACAAAGTTAGCTGAATCTATAGACTTACATCTTCTTTCAATTAAAAATTCTTCAGGTGGTACAGGTTCAATTCTAACCTGACCATATAATCTTGTTCTATGAATAACGACATCATGTAAAAGAATTTCATCTATTTCTTTACCACGATCATCTGTAATCGGTTCTTCGTATTCTGAATGATTTGAAACTTTTACTTGAGGATCTGCAACAAGATCATTAAACTCATCATCTGTTAACCTTGTATATTCTTCTCTTTCTGTCTTAGCTGAATCGTCCCAGTAAATTTTTAAAATTCCATTCTTTTGAATTAATGCATCTTTAAAAGCAGAATATAAAGATAAGAATCCATCATTCTCTTTATAAAAAACATAATTCAGGTAGTCTGAACATTGACGAGCCATCTCATCATCTTCTGGTCCAGTCCCTTCACATTGAAATACATTATCTCCAGCAGTAAATATTCTCATTAATGCTGGCATCAAACTTTCTACTGTGTCTAAAACATCATTAGAAACTACTTGAGAACGACCTTCTTGTTCATTCCCTAACGATTGACCAAGATAATAAGCTAGAGATTTCTTTCTTTTAGAAACTAATTCTCCACCTATAAATCCTGATGCGTTATGTATTTCTCTGTTTAATATTGCTAAAATTTCTTGTTCTGATTTCTTCATACTATATATCTCGTATCTACTTTAATTGGTCTTTCCCATTCTGTTGTATCAATTGGTTCTGCAACACATCCATATCTAAAAGCGTCAGCTGCGTGTGAACACCAATCGTGTAAAGGTTTATTTTTAAACACTTGGTTTTTATCATCCCATTGTTTTCGATATTGTCTTAATGCATCTAATCCTACTTTGCATTTTTCTCTATCAAAATAACAATGTGGTAAATAATTTCTCACAGTTTCTATTCCGTGATCTACTTCTAATTTAGGAGCAACTTCAAAGTCAATTCCTAAATCTCTTGCTACTTCCATTCTGGACTTACCTGTTCCTAATTCTCTAGCCATTATATCGTGTGGTGCTATATGATTAGAATAAGCATATCCTTTTTCTTCAAGTTTATCAGCATAGTGTGCTAATGATTCTCCTGAAGTTTCGTAGTAATCAATAAGGTGTATTTCCTGCCCTACTCGTTGTGCAAACCAAATTGCAGTTGAGTCTCCTATACCTAAGTCCCACCACGTTTCTACACCTACATTAGAATCTAAAGGCACGGTAGTGATTCTCTTTTGATTATCAGCTTTTGTTATTAATCTTCCGTAATAACTGCCTGAGACTGCTGCAGTAAAAGAGCATTCAAATTCTTGCTCATACTGTTCCTCAGTCATTATGGCACGTGCCTGTTCCAGCTCTTCATCTGGAATTACTTTAGTATCTGAGGCTCTATAGATCTTGCCCATCCAGTCTTTATGACCACGTTGAGCGAAGTCATAGACTTCCCAGAACTGATTATGTCCCATGGGTGTACCGATAAACATAACCCATCCTAATTTGTCTGATACAGCAGGTCTTACGATCTCTGTCCAAACTCTTGGAGACATAATTGCATATTCATCCATTACGACTCCATCAAATCCCATTCCACGAATTGAGTCTGGATTATCTGCACCAAATATTTGAATACGGCTTCCGTTAAATAAATCTATTCTTAATTCTGTTTCGTTTCTACTACCACCAAAATACATTAATGGTTTTGTATAAAACTTTAAATACTCCCAGGCAATTGATTTACCTTGTCTATAAGTAGGAGCTATAAAAGCTAGCAGAGATCTCGGTTTTGCTGCTGCTGTTTTAATTAATTCGTTTATTGATAATACTGATTTTCCGAATCGTCTATGACAAACCAGTACATTAAATCTTTTTTTACTATTGTGTACTTCTAATTGATATTCTCTTGGTTTATATGGAATCTCAATCTTTTTTATTTTCTTTGTCTTCTTTTTGCCACTCGACTTTGATTTCAATTGGTTCATCTGATCCTATTTTCGAAGTTGTAGAAGCTAACCTAGG